ACTTCAAGAGCCTTATGACAGAGCCGGATAAAGATGTAATCAGCTTAAAAGACGTATTCGAGAAATATAAGGAATATGTCAGCAAGAATGTTGATACATCTAAACTTGAAATCTGCACAGACGATACGCCAAGTTATCAGAACGTATCCGCAATGCTCGAAACTGAATTGACAACATCGATATACGGCACAAGGTATTGTGATTTGATTTTTAAGTGTGAAGAGGACGAGAAGCTTACAAAGAAACTCCATTTGTATGAATTAAAAAGCAATAGATTTAGTATTGCAAGATTTAAAAGTGAACTCGACATCAATTCATTAAGTTATATGGATGAATTTGACATTTTCATGATGAGGTTAGACAGGGCGTTCTGCGATATCACAGATATTATGGATATGTACGATGATGATGTTGAGGTTGAAGCTGAACCAGAAGCAGATTGGAGGTAATCTATGAGAATCATTAGTCAGAACGGATTATTGGATGTGCCTTATGAATTGATTGCAATTTCACCATATTCGAAAAATATGGCAACAATCGTTGGAACTTTTCCAGGGAATAACCTTGGCAAAGGAGATAGAGTTTATATTTTAGCTGAATATTCCACCGAAGAAAAAGCAATCAAAGCTATGGAGATGTGCAGAGAATATTACGATAGTATATTTTTTGAGCCACAATCAGAAATTTTTCAATTCCCGGCGGAAGAGGAGGTCGAATAAATGCGATATACAGAATATCATGCTGGAAAAGCAGTGATTAAAGACAAGAACAAACTGTCGGAAGCTATGGAGAAGCTGGCAAGATATGAAGATGCCGAGGAAAAGGACAGGCTTGGTCAGTGGATTCCGATAAATGAGAGATTGCCGGAAGAAGAGGAATATATCTTGCTGTCATTCGCAAACTATACTGGTCTGGATATTGGACGGTATGAAAATGACGGAGAAAACGATAAGTTCTATCCGGGAGATGAAGAGGAAACCTATGCAAGTTATGGATTGATTGTGAATGCCTGGATGCCATTGCCGGAGCCATACAGAGAGGGAGAATGATATGAGTGAATTAAAACCATGTCGCAACAGCAGACCTTCTGATGTTTCTTTTGAAGTTGATCAAGTAGTTGATTTCAACGGCCAGAAACACCAGATAAAAACGGTAGAGACTCTGTATGATAATTTAAAACTGCATCATTATGAGATAGGAATGGTGAGATATGGCAAAGATTAACACGCGGGTTACATTGCGAACACCACAGGCAGCTGCATTAATAAAGGCAGCGAGTAACGAGGCACTGACAGATATGGGGTTACAGGCGTTGCAAGATGCATCAAAGCATGTTCCACATGACCAAGGAGATCTTGAAGGTAGCGGATTAACCAATAGCGATAAAAAGGCTAAAAACGGTAAATTTGTTATGAAGTGGGAAGAACCGTATTCACAGTATCTATGGAATGGAAAGATTATGCATGGTAGCCCGGACACGAGAAGCCCTGCTGATTACTATGGTGACATTACATTTACATCTGCCCTTGCGCATGCGGAATGGGCGAAATATGCAAGAGAGGTATACGGCGAACAGTGGAAGCAAGTGTATCAAGCGGCGCTAAAAAGGAGGCTTAAGTGATGCTGACAGAATTATTAGAACTAATTGCAGACACCGCAGAGAAGAACTGCAGTCTCGGCACGGAGATTTCCCTGGAAGAGCTTCCGAAAGATGGAGGCATATATGCTGAACTTGGTGAAGGATTCACGGAGTCTGTCAGTTACAACAAGCAGGAAGTCAAGATGATCCCGGTATTATTCCTGTGCCGGCATGCAGATCAGAAACGTTGCTTGGAACAACTGTGTGAGATTGCCGGATACCTGCAGGGATTAAAGAAGTATCCACAAGGAAAGACATTTTCGTGGCTGGACACAACAGTAGCAAAGGAACCAAGTAAGATAGGGCGAGATGAGGATGGGGTGTATCATTATTCCTGCATCTTGAACTGTAAGATATATTGTTAAGAAAGGGTGATATTATGAAGAACATGGATTTACAGATATTCGCGGAGCCAAATGTCCCAAGTAATCCGATTACTCCGGAAATCAACTATGAGACAGAGGCATTCATCAACACGTCTCCGGCAGAAGGACAGCCTACTTGGGCGTCGCTTGCGAATTTGACAACAAATATGGCGCAGAGCTTAAATGAGGTCATTCAACAGCTTACTTATTACGCCGACAAAGGCTGGGGATCCAGTGAGGTTACAGGTGCACAGCTTACATTAACACTGACAGGCTCAGTGAAGCCGGGTGATGATGCGTGTGATTATATTTTGAGTGATGATGTGATGTACGGACTTGGCGAGAAGAGAAAGACACATATGAAGCTGCAGAAAGGCAAAAAGATAATTATTTGGCCGATTACACTGGCGAACATTACGCCGGCTTATGGGGATGCGAATAATATCAATTCACTGACTGTGACCATTCATGGTAATGGACGTCCGTCAATCGGTACAACAGCGTAGGGAGGGCACGGCTCTCCCTTTTTAGGAGGTAAAGATCATGGCATATCAGGCAAAACGAAACAAAAGATTTGAGGAAGACTTCGAACTGGTAGATGAAAATGGCGTTGTGCAGCATACATTGAAAGTATCCTTGGATGCAGATGATATGGTCGCAAAGATCAATCGGAAATACACGGCACTGGTCAGAGCGCTTTCGGATGTGCAGGAAATCAAAAGAAAAGAAGCCAGCAACGAACAGTTAAGTGATGCGGTCGAGATGCTTGGAAGAGCAGAAATAGACATGTTTGAAGCCGTATTTGGAGCAGATGGGACAGAGACCATTCAGCAGTTCTACAAAGACCATTATATCGAGATGGCAAAGGAAGTCATCCCATTTATCACCGGAGTTGTTATTCCAAGGCTTACTGAAATCAAGGCGGAGAATAAGAAAGCATTGGTGAGTCAGTATAATCGCGCGAAAAAGAGACGGAGATTCTGGTAATGGGAGTCTTGACAGAGCTTCCGTCCTATCGTATTTGCACAGACAAAGGGAGATTTGACATCAACCCGGCTTTTGATATTATCCTTGAGGTACAGAGGCTGTACAAAGAGGAATCGCTGACGGATTACGAAAAGATTCAACAGGCGTTGAGCATGTTGGTTCGAAACAGGTGGAATCTCAGGTTATTGAACCCGGCAGAACAGTTGAAGCTTATGCAGGATATCACAAGCAGATATATTGAAGTGGAAAAGCGCCCGCAGATTAAGAAGAGTCCAGTTCCGGTATTAGATTTCGAACGGGATGGAGATTACATCTACGCTTCGTTCATGCAGGCGTACCAGATTGATCTGATTGACGAGCAGGGGAAATTACCCTGGAAAAAGTTCTTGTATCTGTTCAATGGATTGCCGGCGGATACAAAAATCAAACAGATTATGCGGATCAGGCAGATGCCGGTTCCGGAATACAACGGCAAGAATTCAAAAGAGATACAGGAAATCAATGAGATGAAATCTTATTATGCTCTTCCGGTGCAAGGCGGAGGAGGACAGTCTGGATTAGATCTATTGTTCCATACATTGGAGGGAATGGCAAAGAGATGATAGCAGACGGAAAGAAAATTAAAAAAATAGAGTGTCCGCATTGCGGGCATAAACAGAACATATTTTACAAAACAGGAGCCAGTTGCAGAGGGCTCTTTTTTAAGTGCAAAAATCCAAACTGCAGGAAGGAATTTGAAATAAGACTATAACAGCCATTGTGCCACTGTGCCGGCGAATGAATAAAGGCAGGTGGGGCAGGTGTCCAAGAACAGTGGCGGAGAAGTTACTTATGAAATTGTTGCTGATGACAGTCAACTTGAGTCAGATCTTAATGAGGCAGGGAAAAAGGTTGAAAAATCAGCCAAGAAGACAGCGAAGAAATCGGAAGATGCGGAAAAGGAAAGCGCTGAGGTAAAAAAATCTGTAAAAGAGGACGTTACCAAGAAGAATGAGCAGGAAAATGACAAACAGGAAAAAGATGATGATGATTCGTATCAGAACCGCGAGGAGTCCGCCAAGTCGCATGGATCCAAGCTATCATCTATAGCATCAGGAACAGCCAAGGCTATTGGAGCGGGTATGCTTGCGGCAGGGACGGCAATTGCAGGCGTCAGTGTTGCTGCTGTGAAAAGCGCGAATGATATCGACCAGGCAATGAACCAATACATTGCCAGTACCGGAAAAAGTACCGAGGAAACGGAACGGTACAAGAAGGTCATGGAGGATATCTACACCAATAATTACGGGGACTCCTTCGAAGATATCGGGGAGGCAATGGCGTCAATCACTCAGAATCTCGGCGATCTTGATGATGCGTCACTGCAGACCGTAACCGAATCAGCGTTCGCATTGCGTGATACGTTCGGATACGAAATACCGGAGTCAACCAGAGCAGCCAAGGCTATGATGGATAATTTTGGTACATCTGGCGAAGAGGCAATGAATCTCATTGCTGCAGGTGCTCAGAATGGACTTGATTATTCCGGAGAGCTTCTCGATAGTATCTCAGAGTATTCTGTACAGTTCGCAAAAGTTGGACTGGACGCTGATGATATGTTCAAGGTATTCCAAAAGGGCGCGGAATCCGGAGCTTTTAACCTGGACAAGGTTGGTGATGCAGTCAAAGAGTTCTCTATCCGTGCCATTGATGGCTCTGATACGACAATTGACGGATTTAAGCGCATTGGTCTTAATGCCGATGAGATGGCAGCAAAATTCTCTGCCGGAGGCGATACCGCAAAGCAGGCATTTCAGGAGACCATTGCAGCTCTTGCGTCTATGGAAAATCCATTGGAACAGAATACCGCAGGCGTTGATCTGTTTGGTACTATGTGGGAGGATCTTGGACCTGAAGCCGTTACAGCGTTGGCGAGCATTGAAGATGGAGCTTATGATACTGCCGGTGCAATGCAGCAGATCAAAGACATAAAATATGATGATATCGGTTCCGTATTTGAGGGATTAAAAAGAAGTCTCGAAGTATTAATCGTCCCATTAGGTGAGCAGTTGATTCCGCTTTTGGCGGAGTTGATTGATGATACGCTGCCATTATTGGAAGATGCTCTTCCACCGATTGTTGATGCCGTATCAGATGTAATCGAAGCATTACAGCCAGCTATTGAAGAGATCCTTCCAGTGTTAATGGATTCTCTGGCAGAAATCGGAGAGCCATTGATGGATCTGGCTAACGAGATCCTTCCAGTATTGTTGGATGCGGTCAATGAAATACTTCCATTAGCGGCACAACTGGTTGGAGAAGTTCTTCCAGTCATAACAGATCTGCTGAATATGCTACTTCCACCGTTGGTGGAGATCATAAGCGCATTATTACCGCCGCTTATTGAATTGGTGTCTGCATTGATGCCGATTTGCGAGTCATTAATAGGTGTGCTTCAGCCGATTCTTGATTTATTTACAGGTCTTTTAACGCCGATTGTAAATCTGATATCTCAAGGATTGACTCCGCTGGTAAATGCAATTACGCCAGTAATACAAATTATTTCCAGTCTGCTGATTCCGATTTTAAACAGCCTTGGAAGCGTGTTTTCCAGCGTGTTGTCTGGAATGTTGTCTAACACAACAAGTATTATTGGTAACATTACCAATATACTGAGAAACTTAATAGACTTCATCAGGAACATATTTACGGGAAATTGGCGTGGAGCATGGGAAAACGTAAAACAAATTTTCAGCAATGCGGTGTCGGGACTGGCTACAATTTTTAAGGCTCCAATCAACGCGATTGTTGACGGCTGGAACGGATTGGCTGGTAGCCTTGGAAGTGTAACTATCCCAGACTGGGTACCAGGAATCGGAGGCGGTTCCTGGAGCCTTCCAAAGATGCATCGAATGAAGGTAGGTATGGATTACGTGCCGTATGATTTATATCCGGCATACCTGGACGAAGGCGAGTGGGTACTTACCAAAGAGGAGGCGGACGTGCTTAGATCTTATGGTGGCTTGGAAGGAATGATTGGAATGATTGACCGAAGCGCGCCGAGTGTCAATGTGAGCGTACAGGGACAGAGCAAAGATTTTGATTATGAAAAATTTGGACGAGCCACAGTTGACGCCATGATTGCAGCGGGAATTGGATTTAAGTGTGACGATAGAGAGTTTGCGAGACTGATAAAGGATTTGATTGATTATGTATAATATCTATTACATTGGAGCACAGAACTCTGAAAGAATTGACTTCTGCCAGTGGCCGTATATGGTTACTGGTGGAGACTTGTTCGATGGAGATTATGATGCGATCGAGGATGATGAACGTATTCAAGGTTGGGAAAAGAAGATAACCAGCCGGAAGCTGAATATTGAAATACATGCAGTAGGGATGACATTGGAAAACGCGGTTGATCAACTTGAGAGTGTAACGGAAAAGGATGTATTAAATACAACTCCTGGTCGGCTATATGCAGGATTCAGTTATATGAAAGGTTGGTTGATTGGAACCACTAAGGACCGGTGGGTAAATGACATTGACAGTATCAGCAACGAACTGACATTTAAGAGTGATTATCCATATTGGATTACAGAGGAAGAATTCCATTTTTATAAGCAAGGAAGCGGGAATGCTGAAAAAATGGAATGGCT